AGAATTTGTTTAGCTTTTGAAGTATTTGCAAAAGGAATTTTTGGTAAAAAAAATGTATCGCAAATGTTTAATAAAGGAGAGTTAGAATTAAATGATTGATATTAAAACTATGGAAATTTTTGGAGATGAAATTTTTTCTTTTAAGATGCCTAATCATGAAGAATGGGAAAAGAAAATAAAACAAATTGTTATGGTGGAAGATAATATGGATTTACATAATCACAGTACAGATCCAGAAGAAGAATGTAATGTAAAAGCAAGAAGAACTGCTTGGGATTCACATCTTAGATATGAAGCAATTAAAGATTTATCTGATGAAATAACTAAAATAGTTTATGGATTAATTAAAGATCAAGGCTACGACGCACCTCGTATTA